TACGGCATCAAAATTCGTGAAACTGTATCCGGCGCTAAGCGTGCCGCTCGAAGTCTCCCAACCGCCTAGCGAGGCAGAAACGTTGTCGGCAGACCATGGGATAGAGCATACACCGCCATCGGCGTTCGCGTAGATGGTGGCGAGACTCGCGGAGCCTCCGGCTGGCGGCAGAAATACATAGCACTTTGCCATCGCTTACGCCACATAACGCACGGATTCCATCAGGCCCCTCGGACGGCGGCGCTGTTCTTGGTAGAGCTTGGTCATCTCATCGGCGTGGTCCGGGAACATTTGAGCTAGTTCCGGGCCGATGCACAACCCGGCGCTCAGGTCGGAGCAGTTCGGGCAAAACCCCCTTTCTTTTCCGTCAGATTGCGTGGCCCACGCGATAACGCAAGTTCCATCCTGCCGGCTATGGCTGCACCGGCGCAGACGGGCCAATAGATTCGCCCAGCGAGTCGCGTTGTTTTGTTCTTTTTGCTCCTGCTCGCGCTTTTTTTGTGCTTCTTTCACCGGGTCTACCGGCGGTTTTCTGATTTCGGAGACGATGGTACGCAACATTGTCTCCATCATCTCCTTAAACTGAAGAGGAGACAGTGAAACGTCGGGCATGGGTTGCTGGCTCATTAGTATTGGATCGCAAGCAAATCGAAGCCGGTCGCCGCTGTGGTGTAGGCTTTGGCGCACGTAAATTGCACCACGATTAGTGGATGGTTGCCCGCCGAGTAGGAACCGGAAGCTGCCCCAATCAGGTAGGCGTTTTGGATTGTCAGAAAGTTCGCAGCGGCGGTTTCTCCGCCAGAGAAACCGGAAGTCGAACCGCCAGCCATCGGAATTGACACTTCCACTTGTCCGTTACCTTGGAACTGGAACGCGGCGGTTAGTGTAATCGGAACTGTTTGACCGGCGGTGAAGGTAAGGTTGCCGGTTACGGTTCCAGCAACCGAGGCGGGGAAGTATTGCCTCGCGTGCTCCGCACTGGCGGTACGAGTCCAGTTCGATTTCTGGAAATTGGTCCATGCCATAACTTAGTTCCCCTGATTCTGTCCGATCAGAAGGCGCGTACCCGCTGTAAGCGTTGCCGTAGCGCCGGCATTAACGAAGGTTAGCGTGATTGTGCCGGTTTCCGAGTAACTGACAAGCCCGGTTGCGGTATTGGTCTGCTGGGCCGTAGTGCCAAGAATTGCCGAAGCCAGCCCAATGCCTCCGGTGATGGTGGATTGCACGGAGAGCAGGTTGTTCGAGCTGTTCTGTAAAGTCGTATAGGCCACGGTAGCCGCAGAAGTTGCGGTAGTCAGCACCGGGAAAGATACGTTGACAGGCAACGACGGCTGGAGCACGCGGGCAGACGTGTTGTTGTAAACGATGGAAGCCACTGCGGTCGTGGTGCCGGTGATTGGAATGGCGGTCGCCAAAGTGCATTCCGTCCACCATCCCACGCCAGAGGGCGCAGCCGTCACAAGCGTTCCGTAAACCGTCATAGCGATAATCTCCTGTACAAGATTATTTTGATGGCACGGAAAGCGCGAATTGGACCGGAGTAGACATCGGCTTTTGCCAGACGTGGATGTAGTCATCGGCCAATGGCGGGACTCCGAGGCTATCGAAGAATCGCCTCACCAGCGCATGTTTCCCTGTGTAGGCATCGTGGCAGTCATCCACTGCGATGATGGCTCCGTGATTCAGCCAGCGCCATGCCGCACTGAGTTCTGCCGCATGATGCAGGGCGGAAAGATTTTTCTGTTCCGCTGTTCCGGTCCAGTCCATTGAATCTAGGTAGAGCAAGTCAATAGACTGCGACAGGCGCATGGAAATCAAAAAAGCTAGAGAATCAGCGCAGTAAACTTTCGTGCACGGACTGACCTTTGACCGTGCATAGTCGGCGTTGGCCGGATCAATGTCCACCGTAATGCAAGTGCCCCTGGTGGTTCGGGCAATCCAATCCCAGACCAACGTCGAGCAGCCATCATTTTCTGGCGGGTCAAGCGGGTTGACATGAGGCCGGATACAGCCCGTTTCGAGTATCACAATGGGCCGTTCGGCTGTGAGCAATCCCTGAGCCAGATCGTGAAACCGTTGTTTTCTGAATCCCGCAGGGATGGAAGCGAGGAATGTATCAAGTTCGGAAGTCGCCGAGGTCGCAGGCGAATCGTTTGCCACGGTCGTCGCTGTAGGGGATGCTTCCATAGAGTTTTTGGAATTGCCTTTCGCTAAGATCGTTACTCTTTCGCAGTCTAACAAGAACTTGCCGCCAACCGTAAACAAATTCCGTCACCAGATCGGCCCGGTCCGTCTTGCACACGGTTCCTTCCGGCATGAAGCCGTGGCGGAAACTGGCGTTTGGAATGCCCGCAGCCATTTTCACCCCTGCCTGCATTTTGTAGAATCCCGCGCACCCCGGAACGTTGTGCGAATCCTCCACGAACAGGTAGGGATTTGCCTTGAGTACCTTTCTCACCAAATCTTGCGACCACATCCCCTCGCCGTATTGCCGCTCCGCGTCGGTTAATTGCGCCTGGTCGGGATAGCGGTGGGCAGCTAGTTGCTTGTCTGTGGCTTGGTGCATCCCCTTGAGCATGTCATCGGGATTGTCGTAGGTTACGGTTGCCACTTCGTCAGTAAGGTAGGAGTGGCCGTGGCGGACAGTGACGTGGCCTTTTAGTTGCCGCTCGATATGTAGCGGTTCCGGCTTTGGCTTGACGCACCAGTTTTTTGTGAAACAATTCAGCGGGGCAAGTTTTCGCACGTCCGCATATTCGGAGACGATAGCGATACTACTCATCGGGCGAGTCCTTCGCGCCTTTCAGTATTCTCAACTCTGTTCCATTTCTCGTCAGGTAAAGGGCTGCGACTCCGGCTTGATCGACAGGCGTGTGGTCGTAAGCCGATTCAGATGGCCAGTCTCCATACTCCTCGAAGAATATCTGAATGAAGGAACCATGCGTCACGAGACAGAGCGGCCCGGACATTTCCATCGCTCGCCGCACTGAGCGGTTAATCGTGTCTAGCGCAACTCGTTTGAAATCCGCCCATGACTGGCCGCCGACCGGAACTTTGTGGGGATGGGTTTTGAAATCCTGAATTTCTAGTTTGTGCGCTTCCATGGACTTGCCTTCCAATGATCCCAAATCCCATGAACGCAGCCCTAGATCGGTTTCCACGGCCACGCCGCACGTCAGTGCCACAGCCATTGCGGTCGCGCGAGTTCTTGATAAATCATCTGCAAGAACGGCAGCCACGGGACGTTCTGAAAAGAAATCTCTAAGACTATCGAGTTGTTTCTGGCCGCATTCGTTGATGGGTTGGTCTTTAAGTCCCCTGATCTTTCCTTGGGCGTCATCGTCATTTTGGGCGTGCCTCACGATATAAAGAAGCGGCACTCCCAATTTAGGAGTGCCGTCCATATCGTCAACCGGATTCAGCAATGAAGCGGGGGAATACACCACTCTGCCACTCTAGGAAATTGACGCCTCAGTCTTCATCTGCCGGAACCGTGGATTGAGGCTCGGATTCTGGGGAACGCGCATTGCCGCGTACTTAAAATTATAGGCAGCACTCGCTCCCACCACGCGAGCCGGATCGGCTACGCTCGGCTCCCAATTCCGCACCGTGATTTGGAAATTGCGCTGCTCGGGAATTTCGGTTGCGCCCAAGCTCACGCTGAATACGGCATCCTGCCCAATGACGTAGGTGCCATAGCCGGTTTTGCCGGTTGATGGAAAGTTGGTGAAGGTGGAAGCTGTCGTGGTTTCGATGAAGCGCACACCGCCCACGTCGATAATGCGGTAGCCCTGCACGCCGCGCATCAATTCTTCGGCGCCTTCGCGATGGTATTTGAGAATGTCGATAACACCGCCTGCGGTATTGTCGTTCAGCAAGTCGAAGGCCGGGGCGGGCGAGATGACGCCCACGAACATTCCGTCTGACTGTGGGCGCACGTCGGCGTTTCGCAGCGACATTGCCGCTTGCCGCACCAGCGAGGCCGACATGAATTCGTTGTCAGTGCAAGAAATGACAATCGCGGAGACAGCGAGAGCTTCGGCCTCGTACTCGGTGCGCGCCAGCACATTCGCCGTGAGCGCGGCTTGGTAGCCCATTTCTGCCGCCGTGTTCTCGACAATGGGGTCGATGGCGGTTTCCACCAAGATATCCGAGAACGATGCGAAGTTAAAATATTGTTGCACCGTCACGTTGCGGATTGAAGTCGTCGGGTTTTCGCCCGTTCCTACCGTGCCTTCTGTTCCCGGCGTGGTGGCCGCTCCCAGTAGATCATAGGAGTAGAGTTGGATTGTGCGCCCGTTCCGGTCTGGGAGTTTCCGCCGTGAGGTCGTCGCTACGTAAGGCAGATTGGCTTTCAGGTTCTCAACGCCGACGCGATCATAATAGATGCTGGACAGATGCGAGAGGCCAGCGGTTGACGTTAGGACCGATGCCGGTTGGTATGCCATGAAATAATCTCCTGTACAAGATTATTTTGATGGCACGGAAAGCGCGAATTGCTAAGACCGACGCCGGAGATTGGCAAAATATTCCTGCTGCTGCTTGAGGGTCATATTGGAAAACTCCCGAATGACTTTCGCGGTATCGGCTTTCTGTTCCTCGGTCGGCATTCCTTGGTTAGACGGCACGACCACTGGCGGCTCCGGGGTTTCATGTAAGTTCGGGTCTGGCAGTTCCGCGTCCGGTTGCCGTAGCATGGCGGGATCGCTTGCGGAAAGTTGGCGGAAGGCGACGATGAGGTTGTGCGTGGTGATCGGCTTGTTTTTACTCTTGATGTAATCGACCAGCTTTTTGGCGTTTTCCTTGGTTGCGCGGTAGTTGTCGCATTCACCCATAAAGTCGGCTCCCGCTTCTTCTTCGATCTTTAGCCGAATCACGGTCTGCGAATCGTTCAACAGGCGCAGCAATTCCTCCATCGTCACGCCAACTTCGGCTTCCTGCAATTTCCGCATTGCGGCTTGCGGGTC